AAATACCGAACAATTCAAGCCCGACCAGCCCGAAAGCCCGACACCCCCGAAACCCGAGGGTGAACGCCTGACCCGACCCCCCAAGTAAATTTGCTATTTAGTGGGTTTCACATTAATTTGCTCTATCGTGATTGGCTCGTTATGGGATTTGTTCGCTATTTTCATGCGTTTCTGTGCTAACTCTTGAAATTCCTGAAGTTTTGACAGAATTTCTTCTCTTGTCATGCTATCTGTACGCTCATGTAGCACATGGGCTTTATTTACAAGCAGTCCAGTAGCCTTTAAGCGTAGTTCTTCAGCCCTGATAGCTTCACCGAATTTACCTGACTCCCATGCTTCGTTACGGATTTTGAGTAGATCACGCACCGACTTATCGATTGTGACCCCGAACCGACTTTGTGCTTCGTCACGCATTTCCTGATAACGCTCTTGAACAACTGGGTTACGGAGTAACCTGACGGCATCGACACCTGGATTTGCGTATCCTGCTGACCTAGCTGCAGAAGTCTGCGTCATATCCTTATGCATAAAGTTATTCAGAAAGTCTTGCTGCTTATCAGTCAATCTTTTCCAACCTGCTAATCTTTGTTCTTTCGTTAAATCTTGTGCTACCTTTGGCATCTTATTTTATCTCCATTTAAATAGGTTCTATAGGGTAAGGTGGGGTGGTTTACTTACCACCCACCTATACCCCCTTTAGGGGGTAAGTTCGGTAAGTAAAAAAGTAGGAACAAAATCAATGACTTACAACCTAAAATTAACTTACCGTGGCAAGAAGTAACCTCGGTAAGTAGATTTACGCAAACCGAGGCTACATAAGGGTTTGCCAACTTACCGACCAATCTACTTACCGTGGTAAGTTGGTAAGTGGTAAGTAAATCACTCATAAAGCACCACAATTTTGGGATCATCAGTCGTCTTATAGAACGTACCGTTAAGGGTACAAATATACCCTAAATGTCGCATCATCTGATCGTAATTTCTGTAGCATTCAGGGCATGAATATACATCATACGAACAATTCATGTGGTGCAGCACGGATGATGTTAACTGTTGGGCGATACCTTTTTCTGTGGCACATCCGAGGCAAATTGTTCGGTTATTCATCACCAGCTCCATGCCTGGGACAATTTTTTCTTGGCACTCGGCACACTTTGTTTGTTTTTTCTTAGGCATTTATACCTCCTGACTTACGCTTTGTGTTTCCATGTTGCTATGAAGCGTAGTGTAATCACGCCTCTTAGCTATGGTTTGCCATCTTTTAACGGCTTGATCGTAGTTATCGGCTTCGATCTCAACCATGTAATACTTTGTTTCCTTACAATGGATAACAAACTTTTCTTTAGGTAGTTTTCTAATCATTATGCTCCTCCCATACAACTAGCCATAATTTGATGATCTATAGGCTCTTCGCCAAAATTATCATATATAGCTGCTTCTATTAATTGTTCGCTTTTTGGTATATCGCTGCGGCATTGATCCAACGTCATATATTTCACTTGGCTTTCATGCATCATGCATTGTTGTTGACCACCGTCATAACGGCTACCCTCAACCCAAACGACACATATTAACACAAACATTTTAACCATTTTTAGATTCCTTTTTCGTCTTCCAAAAGTATTCATCGGTATCGCCAAGCCTAGTGTTATTACCATTTTCGACTTGATATTCAATAGTACTAACCAAGAAATCAGGCTTCAAAGGCTCTTGTGGTGTAAGGCTATTGTCAAACACTCTCATTCTATTGTTCGGATATAGGCAATATTGACCATTATCCAATTCAAGAAGATTAAAAGACTTATGTTCGGAAGGCACTTCGCTAGTGCTATAATCAATAATATCAGGTTGATTGTGGTAGTTATCCAATGTGCATATATACACACCTTTAACGACACCAAAATCCCTGGTTAATATTTCAAAATCCATGCTGCCTATAAATTGTTTATGTATAGCCGTAATATTATAATCCATGCAGTTCCAAAACTGTAGGTTGGGCAAATCCATATCTAACTTAGGTTTTTTAGGCTCTGACACAAAGGCGCTGATAGGTAGCTTATCGAACAAAGCACCATATTCGGGTAAATAAGTTTCAAAGTAAAAGGCTCGACCAGCCATAGACTTTGCAGTAACCCACACACCTTTAACAAACTCTCCATGACCGTCTTTAAGATCACGGAGATACTCTCTACGAACCCACACTTGTTGTGCTGGAAGATTACAAATAAGTTCTGACATTAATCTTTATCCTTTTTGTAAGTGTATCGTGTTCCATCATTTGCAGAACCTCTTTTATACTTGTAGTAATTACTACCCCTAGAAGCCATACTAGCGACCTCTGACACACCAAAATGTATTTCTTGTGGTTTTCTAACATATCTTTGAGTATCGTTTTCTTTCAATGCCCTAGGATCGTCTTCAAACATTGCTCCATCTTCATCGACTGGTGTTGGATTTTTTTGTAATTTTTCAAAGATTTCTCTCAAAGCAGGAGACCCACTAGCCTTGTCTCCAAGACACATATAACAAGTTCGTGGCTTTTCTCTTGTTATATTTACAACTTTGAGTCTATCTCCACACACTTGACAATGATTAAAATCTTTCATCACTTCTCCTTTTCCTAAATGTTTTATTAAAAAATTCTTTAATTTTATATACAAAACCACTCCTTTTTTTAGGAGTGGTCTGTAAGATATGCAACACAATAAACTTATTCATATTAATATCCCCTTTTAATTACCTTTAAAGAGTTCATAAGGATTTTAGCTATGTTATGCTCTCCTCTTTTGGTTAGCTTGCTAACTTCCTCATTAATCAAACCCTCGACTTCAAGTATAGCTTCAGCCCAATTAGGCATCATGTCATCTTTTTTATTCATTATCATTCTCCATTTCAGCAACAATGTCTAATCTTGACTTTGCATACATGACCAAACCAAAATCATAACCTTGTTTATAATAAGCAGAAGACCTTTTACTATCATCAATAATGCCTGATAATAAACCATCAGCAACACCATCTTTAAAAAATGAAAGATATGATGCTCTTTTTTTCTCTAAAGGACTAAGCATCGGCATCTCCTATAAATAAGAAACCACCCCCATTGCCCTCGGGGTCGCAACTAACCTCAATGGCTATATCTTTATAGCCTCTCTTCGTTAGCACAAACTTTGGGAAACCATTGTAGCCATCGTCATCAACCATGCCTACATATTGCTTGATTTTAAAACCCTCAAGCTGCTTATAATGGTCGTCAAAACCTTTATTGCCTGACATCAGCACTACCCCCCTTGCTTTTGATTAACTTACCAAAATAGTAAACACCATCTTCTTCATTAAGTTCGTAAGAGATAAGGTCTCCAAGATTGAAATCAGAAAAAGCAGGTACGTTATTAATCTCGCCAACACCATCTTTAGCAGTACCACTAAGAACCTCGACCCACATTCTTTCGCTACCAATACCCCTTGCTTTCGACTGGGCATTAACTGGAAATCTTACTTTAATCATATTATCGCTTTGGAATAACTCATCAGTAGGTAGCGATTCATTACCTCTAATGAATGTCATATTAGTTTTATTCATTATCTATCCCCCAAATTAAATTCGTTTTTAATCTTCCAAAAAGCATCCTCTAACTTTCCTATGTCTGACATATACAGATCGTTACAATCTCTAATCATCATTAGACAGTTTGATATAGTTTCGTGAGTTTCTTTAATAGCTTTCATTTGATCAACAGTTAAAGATTTCATAGCAGCTTCTCTTATAGCGTCTGCTTCATCTCTTTCTATTTCCCATTCAGAACGATTATCTGTAGTTGACTTTGCACCATCAGGTGCTTTTAAAAGTTTAGGCATATGTCCATCTCCTTTTTTGCTAGAACAAGATAGTTATATAGGTATTCATAGCCTAGTGTCAAGCATTAAAATTCATCTAAAATACTTTTTGTTTCCATATGGGTATAATTTTTTTGAACTTTGCCGTATTCGACTTCTTTTGCAGCTCTTGGATCGTCTTCAAATAATTGTTCGCTTGGGTCGGGTTCGGTCTTCGTATTCATAGCTTCTTTACATACTTTTTTCAAAGCATTGTAATTTTCACTACTAGTCATAGCGAACATCCCATGTAGCATTATCAGGTTTGCAGGGCCAACAAAACCAAGACCAGCCGTTATTGATTGAATACGAAGCACCTGGCTTTCCACAAACCGAACAAATGTTCGTCTTTGGTATGGGCTGCGCTGCTGCAACCCATGTTCTTTTCACATCCCATGTTCTTCGTCTACTTTGTTCGCTCATTTTCTGCCTCCTTTATTGCCCAAAATAATCTTGCAGCTACTTGGGGAACTATACTATTCCCCAATGATTTTATTCGGTGTGTCCGATTGGATACCCCATGAGCCACTCGACCCACTCGGGGTTCAGGCTTCCACCAGATTGGTCCTGATCCGATTTCGAGTCGTCTATCTCGCTCATTCTCTTGACTATTACCCCCAATTGAGTGTCTTGCCTCTTGCTCCGATATAGATCTAGGTTCTCCCCCGAGTCCTTGTAATCCCGAGCCGTTGGTGTAGGGTACATCTCCCTTTTCTTTTTCTCTGCCATCGCAACTGCTGTCTGAAGTGTCGCTCCGAACTTTGTTCCGTTTCCCCGAATCGATGTCTTCCCGTCCTCGCTTACTGACCCCGACATCTTTCCCGTGTGTGCGCCTCTCGGTGTCGCTGTTGGCGTGGGCCACATCATCTGCTTCTCTTGTTTCTCCTTGAAGTCTACTGCATCCGATAGTTTCGCTCCGAACTTCGTTCCCGTTCCTTTCCTCGTCACCGTGTAACCCGACTGGTTCTCCTCCACATAATCCCCCATTCCCGGGAAGTAATCCGTTGCTTTCGGTGTGGGCCACATCTTCATCGTGTTCTCGTCCACTTGCTCCCTCAAATTGGAAGGTTTGCTGCGACCTTTCCGATGTCCGTTCATCATTCGGATTGTAGCTTCTTCTGACCTTTGGGGTAGATGATCCATCGTGTTCGGTGTGGCCCACAATCCAACATCGTTCTCGTCTGTGTTTGGCATCTGCGGCGCAAGCTGGAATAATAAATGGTGCGGCTTTGTATCCGATACTCTCCAAGTCAAAGAGACTTCTTTTGAGGCCCATTGGCATGTTAACAAAGCCTCGCACATTTTCCCCAATGATCCATCGAGGTCGTATGTCTTCAATAACCCTAACCATTTCGTGCCAGAGATCACGGTCATCTGAATCTCCTCGTTGTTCTCCTGCGACTGACCAGGGTTGGCAAGGGAATCCTCCAACAACGATGTCTGCATCTCTAAATTCTTTTCCATCAAAACTCCTTATATCACTAAATATTGGAACATTATGCCAATGTTTTCGCAAGACTTTTTGGCAATAAGGTTCTCTTTCTACAAAGGCAACTGTTTCAAAGCCACCCACTAATTTCTCAGCAGCGTAACTAAAGCCACCGATCCCACTAAATAAATCAACTATTTTCAT